TTATTAGATGCTGTATATGCATTTAATGCGCTAATATCTGTAGGTGTAAAACTAGAACTAGGAATAGTAATTGTATTACCACTAGAAATAGTTAATTGATCGCCAACTATAGATATAGTTTGTGAATCTGTTTCAGATGTTAGGTAAGATCCTGTAGCTGCTTCTAAATCATCTAATCTAGAGTCTAAAGAGCTTGTATCTACTGATACATTACTTATTCTATTATCAAAAGAAGCACTATCTGTTAAATATGAAGCTGTAAAGTTATTTAAAGCTCCTATACTTGTATGAGACCCAGTTGAAAATGATCCTGTTACTGATTCTAAAGAGGATAGTCTATCATTAATTGAACCAGTATCTATTACAGATGATGTAATATTTAATCTAGCTATATGAGCTGATTGAGATAAGGATGTGACATCACTATCTGATGCATATGTAAGGTCTAAAGAAGAAGAAAAGTTTGTTAATGCATCTACCTCATTTTGAATAGAAGAAGTAAATGTATTTAATGAACTTATATCTGTTTTAGTTAAATTACTTATTGTATTAACAATAGAGCTAGATAAAACTGTTAATTCACTATCAGATGCATAAGTAGCATCAAGAGAAGAACTAAAATTCTCTAAATTATCTAGTCTAGGGTTAGTAGAAGCTGTATAAGCATTAATCCTACCAATAGCTTGTATATCGAACTCAGTAGATGATGTTATAAACCCTAATCCAGTAATTTGTGCTGAAGAAGAGATAGTACCTGCTGGTATTATGTCTCCTCCTTCTCCAAATCCTGCTGCTGCTGCAGATGCTGATATAAATAACGGGTCTATATAGGATGCTGTGATAGCATACGACGAACTTATACTCGTATTGACTATTCCGTCAATATTATCTACTGAGATATACGATGCTGTAGTTGCAAACGAAGCTGATTCAGATGCTGTAATGTAACCTAGTACGCTTATCTGTGCAGATGAAGAGATAGTTCCGGCAGGAATCTCTGTTAGCGATGCGGTTACAAATCCATCCTCTAATAGCTGGAGTGAACTTGAGTATAAGTTTGAATTACTTGATGAAATAAACCCAAAGTCACTTATTTGACTAGAGGCTGATATATATGTTTTGTTTTCTAGGTCTGTAATAGCAGATGTATTGGTACCTATATTAGATCTCAGTGTATCTATCCTACTATCGAAGGAAGCACTATCAACTATATTGTTATTATTAATTACTAGCTGAGAACCAGTGTATAAGTTAACAGATGCTGAGTGTGCATTAAGAGGAAGTATTGATGCATTGTTAGTTCCACCAGCTTCAAGTGCAGCTATACGGTCCATTACGTTAGTCCCGTTAAAGGTAAACTTAGAACCTGTTATATTAAAAGAACCTGTAAGCGCCAATGCATTGAGCGACGGTACAAGTGCTGCTTGAGTCAGACTACCGGAGTTAAATACTACCGAGCCTGAAAGTTCTGTGGAGAATCCTGCCATGAATTACTTTCTCTATTATTAAATTTTCTAATGTAACAGAGGTGATACCACCTTTAATATAAATATGGGGTAACTCTTAAAGCTTACCTGAACTTTCTTGAGTAATCTTAAATTCTGATTTATCAAAGAATTTTTTAGTGTTAAATGCAAGTGCATTAACGGCATCCGTAACTATATAGCCTAATAATTTTATATTAAAGGTTGTTTTAACTATTCTATCATTACCTTGTACTAATTCTGTAGCGGTTGTAAACGTATCTATCATTGCTCTAAAGCGATACCTATCAGGAGAGCCCCAATATGAGTCAGAAGCGAAGTTAATACCTTCTACAATCTTATTATTATGCTCCATATAATCTGTATATACTATACATGAGTAAGTTATATTAACATAATCGGGTATTGCTACTGCATGGTACGTTTTAACTGGTTTTCTATTGTTTAGTATATCAAATTTATCATAAGCGTTCTTCTTATTAAACTTCTGTTCGAATATACCGTAGTTATGAGGTGAATTACCGTCTAATTTATTACCTAATTGTCTATTTTTCTCTATACTTTCTCTTCTAAACACTACAATAGGGGCTTGCATCTTGCCATTCTTATCTCTATAGTATCCATCCTTCTGCATTGATGCCCATCTTTCAGGAGAACCATATACTAGTGGTACATTTATAGTTTTTCCGTTCTGTGTTACTTGAGGTTTTAGTACTTCGTTAAAGTAGTAGAAAATAGCTTCATCTATATCCTGTATACCTACCGTGCTTACCTTAACTGAATCAGTATCTCGAGTAATTTGGTACTCTCTTTGTTTTTGTGTCTTTTCGTCCATGTTATCTTGATTCTGTTATACCAACTCTATCAGCTCTAGTAAGATGACAGTCTACTATGATAGACATCGAACGTCCAAAGCCTGATGTTGATGTTCCAATGTTATAATTATTATCAGTACCTAACATAAGTGAATTTTCTCTTACAGTATCTACTTCATAGAAGTCGTTATGCCACTCTATTACGTCTCCAACCTCTGGAACTACTTTAGTATCGACTAAATCTTGTTTAATAAAGGCGAATGATGCTTCTCTGCCTAAATCTGGTCCGAAATCATCTATACTAATTACTTGATCACCTCTAGTTATTAAACAATTCAGTTTAACTGCATTCCAGTAAGATTTACTAGTGGATTCCCCGTATAAATTAACAACTGTATCTTCTAAGCTAATTTTATGGTATAAACACTCTTGTTCAATGATATCATGTAGAAGTTCTCTACCTATATTAACCATTAAACTTATATCTCTATCAGATCCGAATCTCATATGCTATTTTTCTTCAATTGTTTCTTCTCCTACCTTAACTGAAACTATATCACTGTATTTCTCTTTAATATTGAGTTTAAATGCTTTAAAAGCTTCTATAGCTTCTTTTTGAGTGATGATTTTTATTTTATATCTAGCTACCTTCAATTCACTATCTTCAGAAGCTAATGTTACTGTGGTTACACCGGGTAAAGCTCTAATAGCATCATCATACCCTTTAGGACCATCTTCACCGTACTGTATTTGTACCATAGCTTCAAATGTCTTATAGTCTAACTCTAATAGTAGTGGAATTAATTTCATTATCCTACGTATATTACCATTGGTACTGATTTTAAGATGTTTTCTACATCTTCAGATTCTTTAGCTTGTGCTTCTAACTGTGCTGAACGACCTGTTGCGTTTAACATCTCTCTTAAGCTAGTCATTAGCTCTATTTTTTCAGTTCTAGCATCAGCTAATAAGTCAGCTTGATTTAAAGTAGCTTCAGAACCCGGTACTGGTAGTGTTGTATACTTACCTCTAATGTATCCTAATAGTTCTTTTGCTAATGCTAATGCATATCTGAATATCCATTGTCTACCCACACTGTTTATGTTACTATATTGAGGATTAGTATAAGGAACTTCACCTACATTGGTAATAACATCAGTAGCATTGTTATAATTGACCTGACTCTTATCTTGATTTTCATAATACTCAAACCATAACCTTCCTGTACTAGTAGGAACTGGGAATATTGTAAGTTGACTGTTTACTATCTCAAAAGAATATGTTGACTTTCTAATTTGATCATTAAATTCAATAGCTTGTAGTAATTGAACGTCATATGATGTAGGCATTAACATAAAATTAATACCCGGGGAGAATTTACCGAAGTCAAATGCTGACATTAACGATTGTACTCCTGTTCCTGTACCAGCATATGGATCAAAGTATCTCATAATAGCGGGAGGTGCTTCATGAAAGACTTTTCTTATCTCTATTCCTCCTTCTATACCTTTATCTTTTGACCATGCATCTAAATCGTAGCTTTGTTTACCTCCTACAATATCTAATGAACCTGAATACTTGGTAACATTACCTCCTACTCCTGCTTCAGTACCGTAATGTTTAGACATCTGTATAACCCTGCTTATAGTTGGATCAACTAATTGGTTGTTCATTCTACTACCAGTTGATGAACCTTCTAAGCTAAGGTAATTTTCTCGAATCTTATACTGAAATACTTCATTACCGTAAGTTGTTACTGCTTCTTCAAAGCAAGCAAAGAAAGATGTATCTTGTAGTTCTACGTCCATTAAAGGGTACCCTAATCTAGTACCACAAAATTTAGCTACTTTTATAGCATCATTTTGAAAGTCAAGATCACTGTCGTAGAATCCGAAAGGTGTGGCACTGCCAGAATTAAAATTCGCATTACCATCCCAAATTGTTACATTAGCCATTAATATAGATTTTATTATAAATAGCACATAAAAAAAGAGGCCCGAAGGCCTCTCTTAATATTAATCTAAGCTAGTGCTTATATCTGACCTAAATCAGATACAAATACTTTCGCGTAGAATTCTGGTCTGATCATCTTCTTAGCGTAACGAGTCATGATACCTTTACGTGGTGTGAAGGTATTTGGATCGTATACTAATGGAGTCATCATTAATGGAATATATGGAGCATATACTGCACCTGTTTCCAAGAATTGATTTCCTCTGTAACCCATAAG